GGTGTAGGCCTGCTGCCAGACCTTCGACGAATCGGCGGATTCCTGCTCGAACCAGACGTTCGAGTCGTCGTAGTCGAGGACCCACACCCAGACGCCGTCGTCCTGGTAGGCGTCGCGGACGGCTGTGCTGATCGCCTGGCGGACGTCGTTCGCTGTGGCTTCGATGGCGCGGCCGGCGATGGATTCGAGGACCTTCTCGACCTTCCCGCCCCTGCCTGCGACGGTGACAAAATCCACCCGGTTGAGCGCGTCTGGGTAGAGCTTCTCCACGATGGTTCCCTTGCGGCCCTCAGCCTCACCGATGGTGACGTCCGCACCTGCCGAGATGGAGGTGCCGATGTATTCGGCGAACTCGGTGATGACGTCCCGGTACTGGGACCCGAGCATCGCCTCAGCTACGAGACGTTCCCCGTCCCACACTGCGTCCTCGGTCAGGACGGCAGCGAGGGTCTTGACCGATCCTGCGGGCTGCTCCCTGCGCTCCGAGGTGGACATGTGGTCGATGTGCATCTGGGTGCCCTTGGCGAACACCTTGTCCGTGGCTGCCTGCTCCAACAGCTCGGGGGAGTAGTAGCCGCTGGATCCCCAGCCGGGGGTGATGAGCTGGATGAGGAGTTTCCCGGGGCCGGCCGCGGTGCTGAGCGTCCCCGCTTCGTGAATGAGCTTGGCCATTGACAGTCTCCTTAGACGCGGGGTGGCCAGGTCCAGTGGCCCGGGGTGGGCTTCTCGGCATAAGGCACGTAGTGGTTGAAGAACATTCCGGTGGGATTCATAACGGCCAGCCCCACGGGGTCGACCTCCGTGGTGATGGGTTCGCACACCTGGGTGATGATGGCGGCGCGTGCCTCGGGCAGGTACTCCCCGCCGGGCGTGCCGTAGGAGTGGTAGTGGACGATCCGGCCGATGCTGGGCGTCTGGGACATGGGGCTCCTAGAATTGGTGTGTGGGCCTTGATGACCGGAACGAGAGCACGGGCGTGCCTGGGGAGTGCCCGGGGCATGAGTGGAAGGTCCACGGCGTTTATCTGCGGTCGACTGGTGGGTCGATGTCCGTGGTGTGTAGATGGTGCGGGACGGTGCAGTACGAGCCGTCCCTGTCGGACGGGACCTAAGCGGCCAGATCCTTGACGGGCGTGGCCGTGAAGGAGTCGCGCCAGCCGTTGGTTTCTTTCTTGGTGGACAGGTCGGCCCACGAGATCTCACCGGACTGCAGCAGCTCCAGCCGTTTCGGGCCCATGATGTCTCGCTGCGTTTCCGGGGTGAGCCCGTTGAACACCGCTTGCGCGTCCTGTGTTAGGGAGGGTGGTTCCTCGATGTCGAAGCCGAGGTCCTTCCATGACTTGGTGATGGTGACGCGGGCGCAGCGGCCGTTCTGGTGGTCGTTGGGGCCGGACTGGTCGAGCGGGTAGCGGGTGCCGTGCTTTGACCAGCATGATGGGCAGGTCCGGGCGGTGAGGGATGCGGACCATTCCCATTCTTCGAGGATGGTCTTGTTGGCCTTCTCGGATGCCTGTGTGGCTGCCCGGTGTGCGTCTAGGGTCTCGGTGCGTGCGATGGTGAGCGCCCGGGTGAGGCCGCCGTTGAACCGGCCCTCGGTCTGCTTGAGCATCCGCCGTGCCGTGGCCCGCGGGTTCTCACCGACCGCGATGCCGCGGATGAGTTCGCGCTTCATGACCCGTTCGACGTCCGCCGGCAAAGGCTTGGTCGCGGAGTGGATCTGCTCTGTGGTGCGCTCGACGATGGCGGCCAAAGCCTCCGGGGACATCCTGGTGAAGGACACCCCAGCGCCTGCGGTGTTCGGTGGGAGTTGGGAACCGATGAGCGCTTCGTGCCCGTCCAGAGCGTCAAGGACAGCAGTTCCGACGTCGTTGGTGATGACGCCGTTGGTCGTGGCGGCCAACTCGTTGAGCATGGTCCGTGCCTGTTGCAGCGCGTCCCGGAGGCGGATATTCTTCGCAGCAACAGACCGGGATACCTTGCCGTCAGAGGCCGCGGCCAGGAGCTCCACGAACGCTGTTTCGAACTCCGGTTCCAGCACGTCCCACGCGTTCACCCAAGCCCTGGTGAGGGCGAGGGTTTGGGCGTCGGTCATCCTGTCGAGGTCGGCGCGGAGGCGGTCAACAATGCGGAGAGTGTCAGCCGTGACCGCCATCCGAACCTCCTACTTCAGTGCTTCGGCGGGGTCTTGCCCGTCCCGGAATGCCTTGGTGGCGACGTCCCCGGCGGTGGTGTCGGTGTCGATGAGGTTGCCCTCGTCGTCGGTGATCTTGTCGATCCACTCGTCGATGTTCTCGACCTTGAGGACCTGCAGCGCCAGGCGCACCAAAGGCAGCTTGGGCACGTCGGGCATGCCGTCGGCTGCGACGATCGCGTCCATGAGGACCTTCACGTCTACCTCGTCGAGGCCGGGGAAGATGACGTCCACGGTCGCGGCGGCCGGGTCGTTGAACTCCACCTTGAGCCGGTCGTCGTCGCGGACTGCTGTGCCGAGCCGGCGGAGCGGGCCCTGCGGCGCGATGACTGCCTGTTCGATGGCGTACCCGACGGAGTCGCGGATGACTTCGGCGTTGAGCTGCTGCCGGGCCTCCATGGTCAACCGTGTTGGTAGGTCCAGTGTCTCGGCCGTGGCCCGTGCACCGGTCTGCCCGGGATCAGCCAGGGCGATGGTGACGGGGATGCCCATGGCCGTGGCTGCCATGGTGGCCAGCGGCCGGGATGACTCGGAGTCGAGGGTGGCGCCGGACTTGGGCATCGCCTCGATCTTCTGATCATCCGACATGTTGACCGAGGAGCCGGCGGGGAGACCGGCCATGCCCTGCAGCGCGGCCCGCTTCGACTGGGACGCGGCGCCGGTCTTCGAGGAGGACACGAAAGCGATCTTCGCCAGCGCCTTCATCAGCAGCGCCCAGTCCTCAAGGAATCCCTTGTGGGACATGGCCCACGGGATGGCAGCGTATGAGTCGCCGATGCCGAACTTCCAGTTCGACCCGGCGTTGACCTTCACGTGCCGGATCGGCGCATCCCACAGCACGGGGATCTTGTCGATCCGGAGGGTCTTCATGCGCGGCTGGTACTTCAGCGCCGGGTAGTACGCCTTCATCTGGGCGTCTTTACCGTCTGCGCCCTGCTCCACCCACTGCCGCAGGTAGAACCACGGCGTGGCCTTATCCCCGGGGGCTGTGATGACGTCCTGGATCTCGTCGAACGGGATGGTCCGGACCTTCACCCGGCCCGTTAGGGGGTTCGTGAAGTGGGTAAGGAAGAAGTTGCCCTCATCGAACAGGCAGCCCTCGTACTGCTGCCTCGCCTGCGCGCCGAAGAACGCTTCCCGGTTGCCCTCGTCATCGATGAACGCCTGCACCACATCGTTGACGTCCTGGTCCACAGCGGCGATGGTCACGCCTTGGCCCCACACGTAAGCGTGGCGGACTTCCCGGCCGCGCTTGATGATGGGGTTCGCGATCCCAAACAGGCGGCCCATCTCGGCGGCCTTGATCAGACCGTCACGGGTGAACTCCTGCTGGTACTGCTCACTCAGCTTCATCCAGCCGGCGTTCTCGCGGGCGAGTTCCAGCTGGGCGATGGACTCCTCGAGGCGGTAGGTGAGCGTCTCGACCGTACCCTCAGCGATCTTGCCCTCAGCAGCGGTGGCTGCCTCCTGTAGGCCCAGCAGTTGGCGGAACCTGCCCATACTGGCCTCCTAGACCGGGCTGATAGACCAGCCCTGCGCGTTGTACTCGTCGTAGACGTCGGGTTCGATGACTTTGCCCTGGTTGAGCAGCGGCATGAGCAGGAGCCGGTTGATGGCCTGCGAGAGTGCGTCGATGGTGTCGTCGTGGGCGCTGTTGGGGAAGTTCTTGGCTTCCTCGACGAGCTCCTCGACGTTGGGCAGCAGCTCCGGCTCCGGCAGGATGATGTTCCGTGACTCGGCCAGGGGGGAGATGGCTGAAGCGCGGGCGTACTTTGAACCGTCGGGCTCGATGGGGATGAGCCCGAAGATGCGTTGCTGCAGCGCGTTGATGACGGCTGGCCCGTTGGCTTTGTCCTCGACCAGCTTGGCGAGGGACTGCGGCCACTTTTTGGACATCGCCTCGATGGCGTTGCAGGTGGCGGTGAAGTTCAGCCTCGCCCTGACCATGTCCAGCAGGTAGGCGTTCACGCCGATGCGGAGCCACACCTGCCCGACGACGTAGTCGCTGGACTTGGTGTCTTTGAACGCGAGGTCCCAGGACTGGATCAGCTCGTGGTCGTCGCGGCCGATACCGGGCACGTGCATGACGCCGTTGCCCTGATCGATCCACAGCGGCTGGGAGTACCTTGCCCACTCGGCAGGGAACACGCCACCGGACTCGGGGGAGGGGCGGCCCTGGTACAGCGACGCCCATGTGCGGGCGCCGGCGGTGGCTTTACGCATCATCCACTGCTTGAGCGTGCGGCCGCACA